AGACACATAACCCAAATAACCTTAAAGAGAAGGAGAAGGAGAAGGAGAAGGAGAAGGATAAAGATAAGGAAAAGGATAAAGATATAGATAAAGAACTTTATGTGAAAAATAAAAGTTCAATTCATTATATTATGGATTCTATGAATTGTTCTTTAGATGATGCTATGGATATTTTCAGTTTAACTGATGAGTATCATATTTAATAGTATGATTGATAAAGATACAATGGAAATTGCTACAGCAAATATAGTAACACCAGTGGCTGTAGGAATAACTTTAATGAACCCAATTACAGCATTAACCATATTATCTATTTCAACATCAATTATCTTAAATGCGGTATTAATATACAAAAATCTCAAAAAGAAAAATTACCAAGATACTACAGAAGAAAAATAAGTTGATTATAATTAACTTAATTCTAATGTACCCATGTTAGATTGATGAAACCCTTGTAAAGTCCCATTTTCAAGGGTTTTTTTATTGGATAATATTTCTTATATTTATAGAACTCATCATGGTTGAACTGCGTTCTGATATACTGTCCATTTAATTTTTTTTATGGTTCAACCATCTATAGTTCATAACTTAACCCCCAATTAAATGTTGGGGGTTTTTTATTTCCATATTGATTTAATTTGATTATATTTATAATAAATGAATATAAAAGATATATTGGCAGATTACTTTAAGTTAACGCCATTACAAAAAGATGATTTATTGGTTCAATTATCAGAACACTATTTTAGGGAAGGTATGGAATTGGGTTTATCTTCAGTAGAAATATTAAATTGTTTTCAACCCTTAATTGATGAAGCAATCAAAAATGATGACTTTGAGGTTGCACAAGCATTCAAGGATATTAGAACAGCAATAGAAATAGTATTAACAGAAAGGATGAAAGATGGGTTGTAATTGTAAAGGAGGAAAGAAACAGGTAATCAATAACCTTGATAATCCAGACCACATACAAAACGCAAAGAACATTGTAGAATCAATTATCTCTGTAAAAGAGATACAAGACCTAACTGACTTGGATATAATTGAAATTATGGGGGCGTATTATGGTCTATACCCATCTTCAAGTATCAAACCATCAGTGGAAGATGCAATAAATCAAATTAAAATAGGAATTGAAATATATGGAACAAAATACACAAGGAGAAGATAATACTCCAAAGAGAGGTAAAGGTAGACCCAGACTTGAAGAAACAATGAAACCAGAGTGGTACAAAATCATTGTAGATGCTGGTCTTGAAGGAAAACATGTTACACAATTCTTGATTGAGTTAGGAATAAGTTGGGAAGGACATTATAGATTATTAAAGACAAACAAAAAATATTCTGAAGCGTTCAACCAGTATCAAAAGTTATGTGAGGATTGGTGGTTCAATAAAGCGTATGAATCTATGAGTGAGAACAACGGAGCAGGGTTTAATACAAGGTTATGGCAGGTTATTATGACCAATAAGTTTAAGAATAATTGGAAATCTGAAAAACATATTGATGTAACAACTCAAGGTGAAAAGATAGATAATTCTGTTACTCCATTACAGATTGAAATCATAAGGACAAATATGGGACAAGATGGAACTGAAGGGTAATTTCAACTTACCAAAAAAAGGTAGTGTATTAAAGACAAAGAATAACTTTGATAATATCAACTTTGAGGTACAGACAATAGACAAGGTTGATTTCAAATCACTTATATTATCTATTGCAGGTTGGTTTATAGTAGATGTGGACTATAAAGCAACAAGGAAGATGGAAAAGTTATTACAACAGATTAAGAATACAATTAAACTCAATTCCAACAAACATTACTTTAATGGTATGTTGATTGATGTGGCAGAGATTCCATATACATTTGAAGAACAAAAGACAGGTTATGTGAGTTTTGAATATACCTTATTTGTAAACAAGGGGATTAAGTATAACAAACAAGAACTAACAACCCTGATGAACGAGATGATTGATTTAATCTATAAGGATTATTTCAAAGAATCAATAGATTTTGATGTGTATAAAACAAGAATAGAGTTTAACCAAAATAAAAATGATTGATATTAGAACAGGTGATTGTTTTGAGTTGATTAAAGATTTACCAGACAATAGTGTGGATTTGGTAATCACATCACCACCATACGCAGATATTGTTAATTACGGAAAGAATATATCCATAAAAAAATCTGATGAGTATGTTGATTGGTTATTACCCCTATTCAATGAGATACACAGGGTATTAAAACCAACTGGTAGTTTCATATTAAACATCAATGATAATTGTGAGGGGGGTTACAGAAATACCTTTATCTATGAATTGATTTATAGGAACTCAAAAGAAACACCACTTAAGTTATACGACACATACTATTGGGTAAAGAAGGCTGGTATTCCAAATGGTAGTAAAAAAAGATTTAGAAATATGACTGAATACATATTTCATTTCTGTAAAGATGCCAAACAAATGAGATTCTATATGGATAGAGTTTTAGAAGAACCAGCAGAAAGTTATCTTGATAGATTAAAAAGTCCAATCAATAATGATAATGAAATTATTGATGGTGTTAGGGAAAGAAAGAAAGTAGTTTGGGTTAGAAGGACAAGTATGAAGGTTGATGAAGATGGGGTTAAGGACCCTGACTTGGTTCAACGAATTGTGCCTGATAAGGTTAGACCTGATAATGTATTTTATTTCAAGTCAGCAAACGCAGCAAGGGATAATACCATTAGACACCCTGCACCATATCACAAAGAATTACCCACCTATTTCATCAATTTACTAACAGATGAAGGTGATGTAGTCCTTGATGTATTCAGTGGAATAGGAACCACAGGATTGGGGTGTAATAACAGAAATTACATTGGGTTTGAGTTAAATGAAAAATACGCAGAGTTCTCAAAGAAAAGATTAAGTGGTGAAGAGTTAGAAAAGTATGTTATCAACCAATATGACTTGGAAGACAACTTTATCCGTAGTTGGAACACCATAACTGAAATAGAAAATACACTTGGGTTTGATTCACATAATCATATTGAAGATTGTATTAGAAAAGGAAATCAAACCAGTTATGGTTATAAATGGAAACTTGAACGAAATGATATTATCAACCAATATGATTTGGAGGGTAATTTTATACAGACATTTAACACATTACAAGAAATAGAAAACTACTTTGGAAAACCTTGTGTGAATAACATTAAGAATATCTTAAGGGGATATAAGAGAAACTTTACCCTGTGGGGGTTTGATTGGAAATTAGAAAAAAGATTATGAGGTTTCAAGTAACTGAGGTATGGGAACATATCCACAACGCAGTGGAACAAGATAAAAGATATATCTTTTTGAGGGGTTCATCTCGTTCATCAAAAACCATATCTGCATTACAATACATTGTCTTGGAGGCACTTAAAACCCCCAAGACAAGTATAACCATAGCCCGTGAAACTCAAGTGTCTTTAAGACATACAATTTTACCTGACTTTAAGTTTGTGATGGAATCAATAGACATATGGGATAAGGGTGTATTCCAAAAACAAGAGTTTGTTTATACATTTGAAAATGGTTCAGTTGTTAGATTTATTGGATTAGATGATTCCACTGGTAAATTAAAAGGTTTCAAGTCAGACATTATCTTAATTGATGAGGTCAATACAATAGACAAGAACGCATTTATCCAAATGGATATTAGATGTTCAAGATACATTATGTCTTTATACAACCCTGAAATACCCATTGACTGGTGGGGGTTAGAATATGAAGCCAGAGAAAATGGTTGTATGTTACACTCAACATGGCGTATGAATAGTTTCTTGGATAAAAGAACAATTCAGGCAATCAAGGAACTTATAGACATTGACCCTGATATGGCAAAGATATATTCAGAAGGTTTAATTGTAGAACCAAGAGAAAAGATATTTACCCAACCAGAGTTATATGATGAACTACCAAGACACATCAAAGAAAAGTACTACAGCATAGATTTCGGGTTCAGCAATGACGAGTGTGCTGTTGTGGAAATAAATGTGGATGGAAAAAACCTATATGTTAAACAACTAATATACCAACTTGGACTAACCAATGAGGACTTGGCATACAAACTCAAAGAGATTGGAATAGACAGAAATGTAAATGTGGTTGCCGATTCGGCTGAACCAAAATCTATTGAGGAACTTAAACGATTGGGGATAAATGTTAGACCCGTAAATAAGTCAAGTATCCTATATGGTATCCAAAAGATGAAACAATTTAAGATATACTTACATAATGAGAGTGTAGATTTAATCAGTGAGTTTACTAATTTCAAGTTTAAGAAAGACCGCACAGGGGCAATAACCAATAACACCATAGGTAAAGACCATTTAATTGATGCCTTGAAATATGGTATAATACAATTTTTAGATAAACCAAAAACAAAATTAACAATTATATGATTGAAATACAATTAAATGATAGGGTTGTAAAAGTACAACCTGAAATCACAATAGAACAATTCCAAAGATTACAGAACAAAGAAGAAATCTATAAAACATCTCCGCCTGACTTATTGTCTTTATTCTTAAATGTTCCTGTAAATGAACTCAAGGATTTACCCTTAAATCAAATGGAATTTGTTCAGTCATACCTGATGTCCCAAATGACGGAAAGTTCTCTTAAAGATGAATTGTATAATGTTTTCACACACAATGGGGTTGAGTATGGATTGGAAAATGATTGGAGTAAACTTGCGTGGGGTGCTTGGATGGATATGGAGGTATTCTCATCAGAAAAGATAGAAGAAAATATCCATTTGATTATGGCGATATTATACAGACCGATTATTGAAAGGAAAAATGGAAAGTATAAGATTGCTCCATATAAGGCAGATGAAATTGAGGACAGAGCCTATGAGTTTAGACAACTACCAATTAAGTATTGGTTCGGGGCAAGCAGTTTTTTTTTTCTAACCGCAACAATATATACCAACAATATAAAGAATTCTTTGATGTGGACGAACAAAACCAATCAGATGATAATGAAGGGGTGGCAGATACTCCCAAAATGGGTAAAAAAGAGGCTGCCTTTAGATACTATTTTAGTATCACACTCAACCTTGCAGGAGAAGACATTACAAAACTAAACCAAATTGATGAACTACCATTATTACTTTGTTTGAATACAGCATCACTTATGAAAGAAAGAGCAGACAAACAAAGAGAAGAAATGAAGAAAATGGAAAAGCAGTTCAAACAATAAAAACACTATTTAATTATTATGGA